GTAATCTTTACCATATAAAAGTCGTGCGGCTACGGTTGAAGATTGAGGTGTATAAGTTATAGGTGTGGTTGCGCCTGCGTTGCCATAAATAGTATTATAAGACTGACTGGGAGAAGATACCGTGACTATTGCGTCTTTGTAAACTGTGACGTCTCGTGCGAAGGTATCGTGCAGATCGTCCATTGCGTTATTACAGGTTGTTTTTTCTGCATCTGTTAAAAGGCTTGCCATACTATTTATATACACTTTTTAATTTTTTTTTAGAAAAAACTTATTTTAAAAGCATAATTTATAAGATATGAAGTCTATTTATAGTTTCACGGTCAATACTACTGAAGAAGTAGAGGAAAAGACTAAAGAAAAGCGAGAAAACAAACAGACAGGGGTTGAGGAAGAGATAGAAGTATCCACAAAAGTCGAAAAAGAAATTCCCCACGAAATAGTTATCAAGCAACCTAGCCGCCGTCAGCTTGAAGAGGCGGATATGGAATATTCTATTGAAATTAGCCGATGTATTAAAAAGGGGATTTTGACTAAAGCTATGCTGGCTAAGAAATATTCTGATACAGGGGGGATTTTGACCGAGAAAGATGCTGAGCGCCTAGTTGATCTTTATAGTGAGTTAGCGGATTTGGAGATGGAGATAGCTAAAAGCGGGGCTCATCCCAGTGACGCTGAAAAGGGTAAAAAAGGATTAGGGGGCAAGCTAGCTATGACAAGGCGAGAGATTGTCAATTTAGAATCAGCTTATCAAAGTCTTTTTAATCATACTGCTGATATTAAGGCCCAAAACAGAGTTATTTTGTGGTATATGGTTACCTTGGCTCATATTAAAAAAGAAGGAGCAGAGAATCCCACTCCGCTCTTTGAGGGAAAAGAATTCGAGGATCGTATAAATTCTTATTATGATCAGGATGAAAAAGAGGATAAGATTTTTAGTGCATTTTCTTCTAAGTTGGCCGCTATCACCAGCTATTGGTATTTTAGCGAAAAGCCAACCCAAAAAGAATTTGATGATATAATTGATGACCTCAGCTCCAGTCAAAGTTAATTTTAGGTATTTATTTAAGGATATTGTTTACGGTTTTTCTGAAGTAGAGTTTGCGGGGAGTACCTTTTATGTCAAGCACCTTTCCTCTTTAGATCAAGTTGATTTAGAGGAGCTTGAGGAGGGTTTTTTTCAGGAGGCTAAAAAACGGGGACTCCCTACCGAAAAAGAAATTTTAACACGACTTCGTGATGAGGAGATGTGGACCACTGCTGATGACGCGGAAATTACCAAAGCAGAAGCTTACATAGAGAGTCTAGAAAACACACGAAAACAACTCTATCTTAAAACACAAATAGAGGACAATGTTGTCGAACGAGACAAAGCCCACATAAGACTAAATCAATTGTTGTCAGTTAAAAGCAATTTAATTGGCAAAAGCTGTGAAACGCACGCTAAAAGCCGCACTAGCGACCATTATATTTTAAAGTCTTTTTACGAAGACCGAGAGCTCGAAAATCCCTATTTTTCAGAAGAAAAGATTGATGAGCTCAGTAAGGATGAGTTGTTAGAAATTGTTATAAGTTATAACAATAAAATTTTATGTCTAAACGATGATAATATTCAGCGCATTGTATTGCAAGATTTTTATAGTGCTTATTTTCCTTTTTCAGATAATGTGATGAATTTTTATGACAAACCATTATTTGAGCTTTCTCTTAATCAAGTTAAGCTGATTGTTTTTACCCGTATGTTTAAGAATATATTTGAAGGCTACCCAAAAATGCCTGATACTCTTAAAAAAGATCCTCAAAAAATTATTGATTATGTCAATGCTCAGGACAAAGCTAAAGATGTAACGGATACTTTAGACAAAGATGGCGCTTCGACCATTATGGGCGCTAAAGAGGAGGACTACGAGTACTTAGGATATAAGCAAAATCCAGAAGGGCGGTCGTTGAGCGATATGCTAAAGGCAAAAGGCGGCCGAATGGACATGAAAGATTTGATGGAAACCATGACATAAGCCGAACAAACATTTGAAAAAAGTGTATATTTTATTAAATAGCGCACTATGATCAAACTCGATGCCATCATCAATGACAAGAAGCTTCTGGCTTCTATACAAAAAGGAGTAGATACTTTTAATAGGTCCACTGCGGGTAAGGCGAAGTTAAATCTTAAAATAAATGAAAAGGGGTTTCGTCAGCCACTAGGTCGCATCACGGGGGATTTGGATAAATTTGAATCCGCGCTTGCGGCATCCAATGCTCGTGTTATTGCGTTTGGTGCTTCTACTGCCGTTATCGGAGGGATGACAAAAGCGTTCAAGGAGCTTGCATCCACAACCATCAATGTACAAAAACAATTTGCTGATATCAACCGTATTCTAAACGTTAGCAATAAAGAGTTTGAGAAATTTTCAGGAAGCCTATTTAATATAGGTAAAAAAACAGCTACAACCTTTGACGACGCAGCCAAAGCTGCTTTAGAATTTGCTCGTCAAGGTTTGGGAATGAACGAGACCTTGAAGCGTACGGCGGATGCGTTAACGTTGGTTCGTTTGACAGGTGTTAATGCCGAAAAGGCTGTAAGTTCTCTGACGGCAACGGTGAACGCTTTTCAGCAAAGCTCCCTGACTACCACAGAAGCGCTTAATAAGTTTGTGGCGGTGGAAACAAAATTTGCCGTGTCAGCCAAAGATTTGATGGAAGGTTTGGGTCGTGTCGGATCTGCTGCGGTGGACGCAAAGGTAGACTTTGATGAGCTGAATGCCATGATTGCAGCCGTTCAGCAACAAACGGGTCGAGGTGGCGCTGTTATTGGTAACGCCCTTAAAACTATTTTTACCCGCTTACAGCGGCGAGACACATTGACAGCATTAGAGCAATTTAATGTTCAGGTGCAAGATATGCAGGGGAATATTTTGCCAGCCATGAATATTTTGCAAAACTTTGCTAAAACATATAAGACTTTAAGCGACGCTAACAAAGGCTATCTTCGCGAGCAAGTGGCGGGTGTTTTTCAGGCTAACATTTTGTCTGCTATAGTTAAAGACATCAATAGCGACTTTCAGGTTTATAACCGTGCGTTAACAACTTCTACCGAGGCCACCAATGAGGCCGCTAACGCCAACGCCCGCTTAAACCAAACAATAAGCGCTCTATTATCACAAACAGGAACCGAGTTAATTCGATTGCAAGAAAATATTGGCAAGGTAACTTTTGAGCCTATAGCTCGTGCCATTCTAGGGCCTTTTAAAGATATTGTTTCTAGCATTAATTCCCTTCTTGACGGTGAGGGCGTAGGGAGCGATTTTGCGAACGGGTTACTTAAAGGGATTAGAAATATTGTAGCTGGCCCGGGCCTTGTTGCAGCCATCGCGGTAATTGGAAAAATTTTTATTACTACCGCAAGCTATATTACAAAAGCGATACCCACCCTCATAGGTATTACAACCGAAACGCAAAAACAAGCAAATTTACAAGCAACTATAGAGGCTTTGCTTCGAAGCGATGCGGGCCTATCTAAGTTAATTGCCCAAAACGAAGGCAACGCTGCTAAGCAGGCCGGTATACTGGCGGGTCATGCGAAAGCACAAGAAAAGGCGTTCAAGGCGTCTGTGACTTCTACTAGCTTGATTGCTAGCAATTTGCGGATGGCTGGCATGACCACAAATAAATCCGGGGCTATTGTTCCCAATCGTCGAGGTGCGCGGGGTTATGTGCCCGGTTTCGCCGGAGAGGCGGCGGATGTTCGCAAGGGGGTAGGCGGTGTAAGCTCTTCAGCTCGCCCGGTGCACATTCCTAATTTTGCTTTTGGTGGAGGTCAGCATGGTAGCATGGTGGCCAATACTGGAGAGTATATGGTTCCTAATTTCCGCGGTGGTGGTTCCGCTATATTTAATCCAGCGATGGTGAGGGCTAATGGTGGACTTCCTCAAGGTGCTAAAAAAATAACTGCAGCGCAGGGATATGTTCCTAATTTTGCACTGCAAAGCCCCTCTGCTTTTCTTAAGGGGGGAGGTAATCTTTCAGGTTTATACAGCGGAGTTAAGGGGGGTAGTATTAGTGCAGTTCAGGTTCAAAAGGGTGCTGGTGGAAGATCGGCCGCTCAAGTAAATGCTCTTACATCTCGAGCCAAACGGGAAGGTTCAAGAAAAACCAAGGGAGGTATGGAGTTTTCCATGCCAGCTAAAGATATAAAAATCGGGGCCATTGTGGGCATGCAAAGCGGAGGAAAAAAAGGTTACAACCCTTCTACTGGGTTTGGCCTACTTGCGAAAGAAAAAATTCCCAACAAGGGGTTAGCCCAGTTAGTAAGAAGCCCCGCCTATCAGGGGGCTAAATTTAAGATAAGTAATATTCCAGTAGGAGGGATAAATAAGATTGGTAAGGGTACAGAGAAAAAAAGCGCTAAAGAAGTGATGCGCGAAGACTTTACTGCGCAGATGAATGATATTATGGTGCCTGCATTAGGTAGGTATTCATCTTCAATATTTTCGGGCCTTTTCGGTGATGACGGAAAGTCTTTTGCTAGTTCTTTGACCGCTACAAGAGGAAAAAGGGTATTTTCTACAAGTGTTGAAGGCGGGATCATGGAGTCCGCATTACAATTTGCGGGGCAGGAGGGTTCGAAGTTCGGTGGCGACGATAGCGCTCGTTTTGATTTTGAAGAGTCAGGTAAGATCAGTAAACCGTTGTTAGATACTTTTTTTAAAGGGAAGACTGCTCAGGTAGATCGGGCGGATGCTAAAAGATCAGATTCTGCCCCGAACATTAAAAGCTTGATTGGGAAATCGTTTGGCACGGCATTGACCGCAAACCGCATAGCAAGATATGGCCCGATAGCTACGGCTATCAAGGGGTTGACAGCGAAAAAAGCTGCTGCTGGTTATATTCCTAATTTTGCAGGAGGAGGACTTGGTGCTGCTATTGGTCGAGAAAAAGCAGCGGGTATTCCTTCGTCTGCTATTCGTATTAATAGTTCGCCTCGTTTTCAATCACCATGGAATCCGGCAGGATTGGCGGTTACCAATAAAATGGATGAGCCTCGTGGCTTGAGAGATGTTCCTAATTTTGCTGATACTGATATTGTAGCAAGATCCGGAGGGCAGGCTGCATTGTTGGGGGTGCCGGGATTAGACAAAAGAGGAAAATGGGCTGCTTCTTTTAATAAAGTGCTCGCTGGAGCTGCTGACGATTGGGCGAACAACCGAACCACCACAAAAGAATTTACTAAGACACTTGGAAGTTTAAGCACTCAATATGGTGTCACCGGAGACGCACAAAAGAAAGTTATCGCAAATACTAAAGCTTTAGGAAAACAATTAAGACCGGGAGGTGGTATGGCGGGTATGATGGCTATGATGATGGTACCTATGGCGGGAGGTATGATTGAACAAGGGGTAGGAGGTCAAGCAGGTTCAGCTATTAGCGGAGGGTTAACTGGAGGCGTGACGGGGGGATGGTTGGGCAGTATGGCAGGAGGCGCTTTGGCTGCTAAATTTGGGGCGGGTGGCGCGGTTGCGGGCGGACCCCCGGGCGCTTTAATCGGAGCTTCAATAGGAGTATTGATTGGTGCAACAGCAGGGGTCATGACCTCATTGGATGCTACTGCTGACAGTGCAGCGTCAGTGACAGCTGAGCTACAAGCCTTAGCCGGAGGCCTTAAAAGCAATGCAACAGCTGCTATACAATTTATTCAAGCACAAAAGGATTTAGCGCTTGCAGCCACTGAAGACGAGTTGACCGCAGCCACAAACAGGGCTACGGTAGCTCTTGAGTCCATATCCGATACAGATTTGGCGGAGTCGTTTGCCGAGGCTGGAACTAACGTCAAAACATTAACAGATAATCTTGAGTTGTGGAGCGGCAAACAGGGTATCAAAATAAAAATGAAGGCAGCTCAAGCGGCCCTTTTGAGTCCTGCAGGACAAACAACAGAGGACGAAATAGAGAGACTGCAAGCCGTAGGGGATCAAAAGGCAATAAAGAGAAAAATGCGGGGGTTTTCCCGACCCTTAGCTAAGCTTTTTATGGATCCTGCACTTTTTGGGCGAACAGGAAAAGACGATAGAGGTGCGGAACCTGAGGAAGTGGGGGCATTTTTTAAAGACGCGGCGTCTATGAGGGAGTGGGGTCTCAATCTTACGGGACAATTTAGTGAGGCAGATTTCAGGGGACTCCTTAAGAAACATTTTGGGGAAAAAGAAGGGGTGGTAGGTGGGATGACAGGTGAGGTGATAGCAGAGATGGCTCATGTCCTTGAGTCTCTTGATCCGGGGTGGAATATATATCAGGCCGAAGATGAGTTCAAAAAACACTTTGACCAAGGGTTATTTTCTGAACTTTATAGCGAAATGTTTAGCGCCCAAGGCAAAGGACTAATAAAAACCGCGAAAACTCAGCTTCAAGGGGCCAATTATACTCGTGATTTTGAGGCCCTTTTAAAAAGCATTAATAATTCTGTTCTGACTTATACGGAAGATTTAGCTATTATATCCCAAGAGACAGCTGTTCGTAACGCCACTCTTACTGCGCGCAAGGGGTTCCTTGGATTTCGGGGGCGTGCTGCTAATTTAGGGGAAGCAAGAGGAGTTAGCGCTGCAAATTTTGCCGGAAAACGACAAGCAGTCGACCGTAATATCTTTAACCAAAATCAGGCCTCAATAATATCTAACTTAAAAAGTGTCTTCAAAACTCCCGAAGGAGTTCGAGGTGGTTTTCAGGACGTCTTTTTTGGTCAGGGAGGTTTTACTCAGCGAGGGGCTGCGGGAGGAATTGCCAAACTCAAGGAAGCGAGAGCTCTAGCTGCCGGGGGTAAAACTGGTAAAATTGAGGATGCTATAGCGCCCGATGCGGTGGCGGGCATGACAACCCTTATCACAAAGTTAGAAGCGGCTTATGGCAAGCAAATGGCAGCTATTCTGAAAGATGAAAAAGTTCAAGAGCTGAAATTCAAGGCTGAAGAGTTAAGGGCGCGTATCACAACAGAGCAATTTCGTTTAGCTGTTCTCGAATCTAAAAATCTTCATGCCGAAAACATGAACATGGCTAAAGCTCGTGGAGAGTTCGATCTCTATAAGATGCGTCAGGAGAGGTCCGTTCAAGCGCCCGAGGCAATGTTCGGGCTCACCCCAATGCAGCAGGTTCTCAAAAAACAAGGAGCCTCAACTAATATTTTTAATAAGGGAAGAGAACTGCAGCAAAAGGAGCGGTTGAGTGACGCGCGCCAAAAATTTATTGAAACAAAAACTCAGGTAGAATTAAATACTACCACCGGCAAGTTGGTAGATGCTAACCTCAAACTAAGGGATGCTGTTGATGCCCTCAACTCTACCTTGAATGGAACCCCAACAGCGCCAGCGGGGCTTAGCCCCGCAAGCTCACATAAAGGGCCTGCGTTCCAAGACTCTCTAACAAAGGCGGACATAGGTATCCGTATGGGGCCGCTGGAGTCCATAGCGAAAGGGGTTTCAAGCGCTGTGAGCGACTTTATGGGGGGAGATCCGCAACTACGCCTTCAAAAGTTTGCTCTCAAAGACAAAGAATCACAAGCAACTAATTTACAAAAAAATAGAGCCCAACTTGATAAAATAGACAAAAAGAATATATCGAGTGCTTATGACACCCCGGGCGACATGTGGAATGAATTTGACAAGATGACTCCCGAGCAACGAAAAACAGGCGCAAAAAAGGTAGCTGCTCAGAGGTGGCATGGCGAGGAAAGGAATGCTAGGGTTACTCAATATCTGAAGGACGAAGCTAGGCTCGAGGAACTAGAGAAGGAAATATCACACTTAAAAATCATGATCATTCGCGACACCGCAGTTAGCCCCGAGCAAAAGGCGACTAGGACAACGCGACAGGGACTTCTAAAAGGGCTCAAGGCAGAACGGAGCGCAATAGCGGGGGGAGCCCCGGCCAGTCAACCGGATCTACAAGCCTCATTTAGGACGGCAATGACTAGTCGAGGAGCTCCTCTTTTGGATCAAACGGATACTACAGGCTATCATCCTCTTTTGTCGGCACAAGTGGGAGCGGGATTCAATGTTGAAAACTACAAGTTAACCAGCGACGAGCTTAAGTTTATTAATCAGCAGACACAGGATATAAATCAAGCTGTCATGGCGGGAAATGAAAGCGGAGCAATAGCCTTGGCCCGTACAAGACAAAGCGCGGCTGCGGTATTTGATTTAGGTAACCAAACTGATAAAGCGGCAGATAGCACCAAAGAACTAGCAGATAACTGGGAACGCGTTGACGCAGCCGCGTCAACAAAGTTTACAGCAGGGCTCAGAAAGGGATTCGATGATGTTGCACAGCAATCTCATTTTATCTATAGGGAACTAGGAGAAAAGCTTCCTACGCAGTTTAGGGATAATATGGTAGGTGCGATCGGAGCAGCGATGGATAAAACCTCTAGTTTAGGGGACGCTCTTGATGGGGTCGCATTAGCATTTTTAAGTACCATGCGTCAGGCTTTTTTGCAGAGCGCGGTAAGCAGTATGATGGGTGCGGGCAAGACGTTGTGGGACAATAGGCAGCGAGGAGGTGCGATCCGCGCACAAAATGGCATGTTTGTAGGGGGATCGAGTACTGGAGATAAGCACCCAGCTCTATTGGAAAGCGGCGAATATGTTTTGAATCGTAATGCTGTCGGGGCTTTGGGTGGGCCTGATGCTTTGAACTCAGTTAATTTTGGTATGGCTCCTCGTTTCCAAAAAGGTGGAGGGCACCTGATGAAACTTGCAGAGAAAATCCCAAGTTCTCGTTTTAGTGGTCTCTTCTTGCAACAGGGGAATCCGGAGTATGCTGAATATGCTGACGCTGCATCCGCAAAACAGCAGGCGGCGATGGCGAAACACCAAAAGAAAGAACAAAAGAAGGCTATGATTCTGAGCACCATAATATCTGGTGTAATGGCCGCAGGAGCCGGATGGGCTGGCAGTAAATGGGGCAATAAGCCACCAACCGGAACCACACAAGGATTTGATCAGTATGGTCAAGCCGTAAGTATAGCGCCCGGCGGTATCCAGCGTGGAGGTTTCATTGGTCGTCAAGCTGGTGGTTCAATCGGAGGTAGTGTCGCCCGTCGTTATGGGTTGTTCCAAGGAGGCGGTACCGTACCTGTTTCTTCAGGGGCTCCTTCTTTAGGCGGATCTACTAACACTAATAATATTAGTATAAATATTGGCTTAGGAGGCGACAATGAGTCCCCGGGTAGTGGGGCTAGCCAAACAGCAACAGGAAACACAGGGGCACCCTCTAAGGCCAATACAGCGGACGCCAAGGCTTTGAGCGAAAAGATAAAAAGCCAAGTCTTGAAAATTTTAACAGAAGAGCAGAGAGTAGGTGGCTCATTGAGTCCTTCAGCTAGGAGACCATAATGCCTAAAAACGCGGTACCAAGTTACGAATCTCAGTTTTTCCTTCGTAGTGATCCTAGGGATGCATCTCCTGCGATGTATGGAGTGTCTGGTATTCGTGATTGGAGCGCCAGCTATAGTATCCCTGAGACCACGATCAACGTCTTGGGCGCTGGTTTTGTGCGCAATATTTACGATGGCCCCTTACAGGGACAGCTTTCTTTAACGCGAGATCTTATTTTAAACGATGATCCTGTTTTAACTTATACTGGAGAAGATTCTTTTTCTGGTACATTAATTTATGATACTTATATAGGAGATGGAGGCGAAAAAGTTTTTGGCTTTAATTCTGGCTATTTAACTAATTACTCTGTAAGTTGTGGCGTTGGAGGCGTTCCTACTGTGGATTCGTCTTTTGTAACTTTTGGCAGATTTGGCAGTGGCATTCGTCATGGAGATTTAGACTATTCTGGGAACTCCCCACTAGAGGGATCTATGGGTATGAGGGTGCGGCCGGTACCAAATCAAGGTTCTATTTGGTGTGGTTTTGGGCAATCTGGCACTAACCGGGTTACGCAAGTCACTCAAAACTATGAAATTGACAGAGAGCCTATTTATGATCTTAGCCAAAAAACAGCTTCAGATTTAACAGGTGGCGCAGGCTTTGTGCCAGCAGAAGTTATTACTAATTATCCTATAGAAGTTACAACAAATATGACAGTTGAAGTAGACGATTACGAAACCGCCAATATTATGGATACTATACGTAGCGGTCACCATGAAACAATTAGCTTGACAATGTATCAAAGCGCTCTAACCAATGAGAGTCTTTCAGGGCCAAATGAAGTAGGAGGCACTACTAGCTTAGAAGATGATGACTCGCTGGCTTTAGAAGATAACGGCTACAGAACAGTATATAGGTTTAATAGCGTAACGGGACAACTCGTATCTCAAAGTGTAAAGACATCAATAGATGGAACATTAAGTGTAGACTTAGAATTTAAAGACTTTTTAAATAGGAACTTATAAAATGGGAAAAATAAATGAATATTCGGCTTTGTCGTTGCCTGCGAGCGACGATCTGCTTTTTATAGGCGACACAAGCGCAACTCCGGCCTATGAAATCAAAAACATTACAGTTGCTAATTTACATAAAGTGGCCAATGTAGCAGCGGAGGGCCCCAGTGGGTTGAGCCTTAAAGATGATGGTACCAACTATGGTATTTTTATCAAAGATGGTGGAAACGTAGGTATTGGCACTGGCGCAGGTAGCCCTAATACTTTCTTAGAGTTAAATTCAGGCGCCCGAACAGCCACTTTCGTCGCAGGCACCCCTTCTACGTGGACCAATATGCTTTTATTAAATCCCACAGACACAAATACTGCTGCGGTAGGTATTAATTTTCAAGTCGACAATGCTTTTGATTCAGGCAGTGGGGCAGGAATCGTGGGAATTAAAAGTCATGCCACTAATGCTCAAATGGACTTAGCTTTTATTACTGATCCGTCAGGAGCGGGTTCGGCTGAAGCGATGAGGATACTGCATGATGGTAACGTGGGAGTGGGAACTGCAACGCCGGGCGATAAGGTTGAAATTAAATACGACACCTCCGGCTCAAACAGGGCTTTGCAATTAAATTTTGCTAGTGATACTGCAGGGGTTGGAATGAAGTTTGCATATGCGGGAGCCTCGAAAGCTTATATTCAGTTTATTGGGTCCAATTATACAACGGCTGCACGTAGGAATAAGTTAGAGATTCTAGGGACAGATGGGATAACTTTTTGGCCAGATGGTGCTACAGCAGACGTCGTAATCAACACCGCTGGGAATCTAGGAGTGGGCACGACGACCCCAACGGCGCTTGTACATATTGACTCCGCTGTAGATAATGCCCTATACATACACTCTACGGACGTTAGCAAAAACGCGCGAATTAAAATGGCGCTCACAAGCAGTGGTGCGGGGTATATAGAAGATTCTCCGAATTATATAGCTATTTCTGGGAGTAGTACCCCTGCAGCCAATAATTGTTTACAAATTAGCAAAGGGGGAACCACAAGCGGGGGGTACATTAACATCGGTGGTACGCTAGGATCATTTGATTATGCTATAACAACCGCCTCGAACACACCTACCCAAGCATCCTTTGCTAATACAAATGGCAGTAGGGGTTATATTTATATTACTAATACGACTAGCATAAATGCTCAAACCGCCGTAATATTTGGCAATGAGTCGCAAACAAATTCGCCACGCTGGATGGCAGGTCAATTTTGGACGGGCTCACCTTCTGAGAATTATTTTTCATGGAATTATTTGGGCGGTACTGCTTTGGCGAGTAATAGCCCCGATAGTGCTACCTTTAGCCCGAGTTCAAGTGCATTAGAAAGTAATACCGCTTACTGTTCTCAGAAAGGCGGTTTAACCTCCGAAAACACAAGTGTTGCGTTTGGCCATATCCGAACGGATGGGACCAGTAGCACCACAATTTTAGAGAGCACTTACAATATAGAGAGTCCAGTGGCTTTAAATTCTAGCGGAGTGGCTACTATTACATTTAATAAGACTTTAACGTCTGACAAATACACAGTTATAGCAAATGGGTGGGACGGAACACGGCCTCTGGTGGGATATGCCAGCACTAAAAACGATACAGATGTTGCAATTACATTTTATCGTTTAGATACTGGCGCAGTTATTGATTTGACAGCTACTAGTGCTATTCATTTAGATTTTGTAGTATATGGCGGTACAAAATCTGGGGTGGGTGGGGATGTTATGCTCCAAACGAGATTAGAAAAAGCTTAATGGCTAAGTTCATAAAATATGAGAAAGCATTACTGGAGATCGAAAGCCACAGTATTTTGGCTGAAAGTGCGGAGCTGGGTATAGAAGCGTCACTTACCCCCATAGAAAATATAACTGGAAGTGTTATGCGTTATGTGGCAGGGGCTCCGCTAAAAGGTACCCTTTCTTTTAGTCATTATTTAACAGGGTCTCTTCATGAGTTCCTTAATCCTTTGACAAACGTAGAAAGGACAGGTGAGCCCTTGCGCGGCAATTTAGGGGGGGTTGAGTTTGCTAGCGGATATATCAGGAGCCTTGAGTTTTCAGTGTCTCCTATGGCTCCTGTTTTAGTGCGTTCTTCGATGGATATTTATGGAGAACTTAGCGTGTTAGATACGCAAGGGCGTAGTGATGAGGCAATGAGGGGGATACAGGAGGATCCACGTGCTATCAGCCATGGAGCTCAAACTTATTTGGCTGGAAATGATTTTGGAATAAATAATAAATTAGGCTTTTCTTATTCTGTTACATGCGAGCGCAATCCAATGACAGTTATAGGGAGTGGTTTGCCTAGTCGGGTTACAAAAGAAAACGTACAAATTAATATGACCGTGCGTGGAGAGGATTTGGGCACCGTATTGACCACTACTGGATACGCAGCTGTAGCAGATGTTTATGTTTATGGTGTTTATGCAGATGCTGGGTCCTCCGCAATGGGTCGTTTTGGCTGTACGGGACAAGTTCATTCACAGAGTATTTCTGCATCCGAAGGGTCTTCTATGGCTGGAGAGATTTCGTTGTCTCAAGATTATTTAACTGGAAAGCAAGTTATATGATAATTAATTCTGGAGTAACTAATATAGCAAGAGTGCTGCCATTCGAGGTGGGCAACGAGTATAAGAAGTACGATGTTGTCTATTATAGCGGTTACACAAATCCGAGTCCTACCCCTCCCACGCTTCACCCGTGTCTGCAATCTGAATCCGGCCATTGCTATTATACGGGCGATAGCATTACAACCTCAACAATTACTAATAGGCCTTACGGAGCGGACACCGAATGGACTACCGGCTTTTTTGCAGATGTGTCTTATGGGGCTACTGTTGATTATGAAGCCCTTAATTATACAACAGAGTTTGGTGATGGTTATTATAATGTTTTAAATAAAAGTGAAAATGCGGTGCGCGCCACCTTTTCAACGAACTTTGCTAAAAGAACTGATCAGGAGACAAAAGCTATTGTTCATATATTAGAAGATTCTTTTAACCGAGGAAATTATCCCAGTGGGGGTTATAGTGGTATTCCATGGACACCTTTTGCCCCTTATAATCAAAGTGGTGCGTTTTTTGTAGAAAGTTTTACGCAGGGCTACGAGTCTCCCGACGTTAATAATGTTTCAACTACTTTTTTTCGAGAAACAGCATCTACCACCGACTGGAAAACCTTGTACATTCCTTTTGAAAACACGAGAGAAGATTATACGAATAACAAAGCTTATTTTCAGCATGACGCAACGTTTTTGCGGCAACTTCCCGACCAAGCAGACTTAACGCCCTCCCAAACAGGATGGTATTATTTTACAGGGGAAAAAGATGACGACTACACTCCGCAAACTGGAATTTTAGGGACAGAGTACAACTCGCCAACGGGAGAGTACCCTTTATGGACGAAAGATAATTTTTATTTTGATCTAAACCAAAACATCAGTATACCTCAAAACCCTCGTTTTACCAAACAAGACTTGGATAATGGTTTTACCATGAGGTTTAACGAAGGGATCAATAAAAATTTGCTTGCCTTTCCGGTCGAGCTAAAGGGGCGAACCGACAAAGAAGCTCTCGCAATCGTTCACTTTCTTGAGCATCATGCGGGAGTTCATCTTTTTCAATTTACGCCTCCGGCTCCTTACGACTTTACAAACAAGGTGTTTTTGGCTTCTAGTTGGAGCCATACTATTAACTTCAAGGATAATAATGATATCACGGTTAATATGCGTGAGTTTCCTATTGATTATTTAAATCTATCTACAGAGTTTAGGTCTTTAGTAACAGTAGTTAATCGACCCTTAAAAAATCTGGCAGCTTATTGGAGTTGGCCAACAGAAGGAAATGCAAGTGGGCCAGTCAGCATAAATCGATACGCTGGATCTAAATCCACCATAGAAAGAATAGAAAATACAGATTTTATATCAAATACTGGTATGAAAGTTTTTGCTATAACAGGACAAAGCATTAGAACGGGATTCTATTTGACAAACAGCGGGAATACGGCCTTAAACACTTACATAGGTTATGATACTCCTTATCAAGCTTTTGATTTTCCTTCAGGTCATTCGCACAACCCTGTGGTTACGGCGCCGGGGAGTTCTAGTTTTATCCCTTTTTACTTTAAGGGCTTTAATGATAACATAACTGCCCCAGAGGTAACAACTGGTCCCGAATCAAGCGGCGTATATACCGCAACGCTAACATTAAGAAACAAGTCTAATTTGGACAACACTTATGACCCGAGCGGCTTAATTACTTTTGGTATTACGGGTTATGTCACAGGGTTTGATGCGGCCGCTGGGTTGCCCGCTACCTGCGCTAATCCTTATAGGGGTAATGATGGCCAAACCCCCAATCATCCGGCTCGTTTTTTAATTCAAACGGGTTACTATGACGCTTCAGGAGCGCCTATGAATGTATTAGCATGGCAACATCCCGCTACCGGTCATGATTTAAACCGTTATTCTGTTCAATATACTCAAGATAGTAGTTGGGTTGAGGTTTCGGGGGTCCCTTTCACGGATGATACTTCCATAAGAAATATTAATGGGATTGCTGGTACGGGATTCGAAATCAATCGCAAATATATTCAATCTTATGGTTTAGGTTTTGCTAATACTGCTGGATATGTTGAGACTAATTTTTATAGTGGAATTTTAGTTCCGTCAAGTTTGGCTGGGGACCCTCAGATACCTGAAGGGCTGAGAAATCTTCCAGACCCTCAAAACACAGGTATACATCAAGATTCATATTTTATACATAAAGAACTCTCTCAAGATCAAAATTATTATTATAGAATGAGATCAGAGTATGTGCAATCTAATAATAGCTCTACCTCTGATATTGTGGGTTCCATGTATGTATACGCCAGCGGAACCTCAGATTTTAGCACCGATGTTTCTCATCAAGTGTCTACGGGCTTGAGTGATAGCTCAACTCAGTTTACTGATGCCCGAACAGTGATACCTACGAGCCCCAAGCCTGCTTTTAGGGTGCATTTGGACCATGGTTCTTCAAATATTAATTTAAGCGGGGTGTTTATAAAAGCTTTGGTAGACCGCGGATTAGTAAAACAAGAGAATGGGCTTGATCTAGCTATTGGCTCGAACCCTACGGCTGCAGATTATCTTGCCATTGCCAATACGGGAGCCTATGCTGATAATTATACTGGGGTACAATTTATATTACGCCCGGATTCTATAGTGGGTGCTGAAGGGGGGGCTTATCCGGCAGGAGATCCTGATGCAGGTATGGTGATCCCTGCTGTAAGGACAGGCTACCAGCTATTAACTGGTGTGGTCCAACCAGCGGACGCAGGCCCAACTAACGCCAACACTCAAAAGCCTTTAGCAGAAACACCATCTGTGTTGGTTATGCAAAACAGTTCTTTGATTGTAGGTCAAGGTGGAGGAGGAGGCGACGGAGGCATAACAACGATTGGGCAGGACGACATAGGAGAATGGGGGACCACCAAGGGAGCTCAAAGTGATACGAGCAAAGATGCTCAATACACTTTGACATTAGATATTCAGTATGAAAAAGATTCTACGGTGGGAGCGGGCGCAGGTGATGCAATTTATATTTCACATCCTAGTATTGATAAGTTTTCTATTCGTAAGGATTATAACGCCAAAATCTATGGGGGCGGAGGAGGCGGTGGGGGCGGAGATCGCTTTTTAGCTGAAAAGATATTTTCCATTAAATCTAAGGGTGTCTCGAAGGAATGGATGCTTAATGCACGAGGATCAAAGGGGACCTACGATAAGGGCTATGGGGTGGGATGGCACTATGGCGGTAACTGGACACCGGCACAAAAAATTGAAATCAGTGACGAGGGAAACATTTTAGTTAACTTAGGTTCGAAATTTGGAGATACAATATCATCTGCGCACGATTATATCCCTACGCACGGGGGTGATATAATTTTTAGAGCTATAGATTTTGTAGGGATCCATAGGGGGGGAGCCGGGGGTGGAGGAGCTGGCTTTAGGACTGTTAAAGGCGGCACCCAGTTTTCAGACAAAGGTTTAAAAGATTATATCAGCGATCTTTCTAATGGGGGGTATGGCTTCGCTGGAATAGGAAATCTCAAGGGAAGGCATAATCGAGCAGATACGTCAGATGCACATAAACACGCTTTTGGGGGGAATGGTGGAGATTATGGTGAGCCGGGAAGTATAGGACAAACATTTAGTGAACAAACTATGGGAATACCTTTTCTATTGGATGAGGAAAGTAAATCAGGAAAAGCTGGAGGGGCTGCAGGTAAAGCTATTCGCGTTATTAGCACTAACACTAATTATACTGTGAGTAATTATCGTGGTAAACTTTTATCTATCACTCCATCTATAACGCCCATCACAGACATCCCCGGTTTGGTGGGATATTTTGAAGCAGGCAATAAAAGTTATAACACAGGAACAACAGAAGCCACTGCTACAGAAACAGTAGAAAAATGGGTATCCACAAATGACGCCAACGTTTATTTAGAGCAAACCACCGCAGATAATAAGCCCACTTTACAAGATGCTAATAAAGAAGATCAAACAGTCGGGGAAGGCCTAAGTTTAACTCGATCAGGAATAGTAACTGTCCGTCATGAATTTTTTAATAATCAAAAATATATTTATTTTAGTCCTACTCTAAGCACTAAAATTAATTATATGAAGCTTTATGGGGCCACTTCAAATGTGGATTACGATGGAGATATACAGATCCATAATGTTGGGCAAAGTTATGCGGCGGCAACAGGCATTACTATCGCCATACAACCTGTAGCTTTTTCAATTGCAGCAGGAACTGTAATTACCTTTCGTGGGGGCTCTGTTTTCACAGTGACTTCAGCGGCCACTTATGCTTCGCCAGATAAGATTACTTCATTGACAGGAAACCTATCTGGCCCTGATTTACAAAATGCTGTTCGGGGCTATTACCGCTTATCTTCTCTGGCTAATGGCTTTGACATCTTTTATGTTATATATCCAAACAGGTGGTTTACCGCGTCGGGTAACTTTACCGCAGATACCTCCCGCAATGACAATCAAGTAGGAAAAGATGCCGATTATCAAACAGGCTGGAGCGAGTTCTCCTCAACGCAGAAAACGCCTTCTGTTTTTTATAATCGCAAGAGTGGTCGAGTTACAGATAATACTGGGCTCGGAAATCTAGAAGAACAGTTTTCTTTTGCTGATCGGGGATCTACGCGAAGCATAGTGGGCAATTATCCTCGTCGGTCGTGGGTATACAATTTAAGTGGGAGCTCTACGGGAGGAAAGTTGTATTTGAATGCGCAAAACGATGGAAATGCAGTAGGAAGTAATATTTACAAGGGTGATAGTTTTATTTTTAATTCATCAGGCAGCGTTTATGTAGGGGGAAGTAAAACGAAAGGTAGTGGCGCTGTGGACCTTGGCTTCCGAGGTGCAATCGCTGCAATTGTAATTTTTAATCGACGCCTAACCTCGCGAGAAAACCGTAAGGTTTTAGGTGTTTTGTTTAACAAATATTTAAGAACTAAGGCTGCAAACGCAACAACGCAGGTAGGCCTCGAATATCAAAACAAACGGTCGGATCTCACCGGAATAGCGGGTCAAATATACTTTACTCCATAAAACCATGGCAACAGAAGCACATAATAAATCAATAACGGACCTTCTTCCAGATACACTGATAGAGTTGTTTGAGATTCAGGTGGGAGAGGGCAGAGGTGTAAAAAGATTTCATCCCGGTAAAATTATTGATAAAGATATTGTATTAAATAAAAAAACGTATTATTGTCTTCCTCTCGAAGCTACAGGATTCGAGTCTAAAGGCGACGGAGCCCTCCCGCGCCCAAAATTGATAATAGCGAACCCTGACGGATTAATTTCTGATCTGATAAAAAGGGAGGATGATATGATTGGCCACACGTTTAAAAGAATTAGAATATTTTTAAAATTTTTGGACGAGGTTAATTTTCCCGAAAAGGTTAATCCATTTGGCAATTCTGATCCTGAGTCTCGTTTCGATGACGATTTGTATGTTTTTAATCGTAAAATATCAGAGAATAAATATTTTATAGAGTTCGAGCTGGTCTCACCACTAGAGGTGGAGAACTACAAATTGCCAGCACGCATTATGATCGCAAATTATTGTCCGTGGAAATACCGTGGAATAGGGTGCCGTTATGGAGGTAGAGGCGACTATACGGGACCTAAAACAAATTTAACTGCTCCAGACGGCGTGAATAAGTTACAATCAGTTGATTTTTTTCCGCAAAAAGAGTCGCAGTTGATAACGGTAACCAAAACCGGAGGGGCTACATCAGATGGGGCTCATTCGGATGGGGCGACATCGATGGCTGTGGATGCGTTGCCTGTGGTGCTGCGTAGCGGAAACAAGTTGAATTTTGGAGCCACTGGAGCAGTTTTTACTTTAGACGCTAATGCTGCGGCAGGCGCTACAACTATCTCAGGCGCTTTAGTCGGGGATGTAGCTGATAATGCGGTTGGTACATTGAGTTATCCTGTGGGAAATTATTCTTCCTCTACTGGTATTATTGTGGAAGAGTTGTCGCTTTCTCTTAGTTTTGGGGAAACAATTCGTTTTGCGAACGGTGGGCGTTTTAAATTAGACGCTGAGGCAGCTGTTGATGATACGGAAGTTTTTGGTGATTTAACAATGGCAGCTGTAGAGGCAGCAGAGGGAGGGAGAATAGTATTGAGTTCAGACCCTCGTATACAAGGGGTTCCTGTAGCAGACGAGAAAGACAAAAGATTTGATGACCCTAATAGCGGCTTTAATCTTCAGGGGATGAGGTGGGTTTATGAATATAATCCCACTTTGTTTAGTATCGCGCTCAGTGCCTCAACGAATGCCGCGCCTGCGGTTGTGTTATCCGTAGATAATATTCCTCAAAATATTAACCCTAATCGTACAATCACCTTATCGGACAGCGGTGGCGCTGAAATAGGTACCTTTTATGTGACAGCTTTAGCTCGCAAAACAGTTACCGTTGAGTTAACGGCCGCAGCGGCCAATGCTGCGACCACAATAACTGTAAAGCCAGTTAACGCTACCTTAAAAAAAGGAGAAACAATTACCTTTAGCGCTACAGAAAGCGTGTTGCTAACAAAAGACGTCACCAATGGCGATCAAGTTTTAGATGGAACAGTTAGTACGAGCGGAAGTCCTATTGCTCTCGGAAGCTCGGGTACCTTACGAACTAAAATTTCAGGAAATTTAGTTTTAAGTACGGGAAGCTCCGCCCCGGCAACAGCAACAGGAATAGTAGGATATGTTAAGGGAGATGTGGTGTCAATCACCTCTTTAGATGGCGATCCTCCTGCTCTTTTTGTATGTATCCAAGATCATACTTCAGTCCAAGATCCTCGTTTCAAGAAAGAGTATTGGGTAGAAGATCAGTGCAGTAAAACCTTAGATGGTTGTAAGATGCGCTTTAGCGACCATACTCATCTTCCTTTCGGAGGCTTTCCTTCCATTGAGGCTTATAGATATACCAATTAAAAGTGCTTTTTTGAGCTATATAAAACGAATTTCTTCTTTTTATCAAGAAGAGATATGTGGACTTATTGCTGGCAATGATTTATTTTTTGTTAAAAATATTTCTCCAGATCCTTTTAGTACTTTTTATATTGACCCAGTTAAGCATTTAGAGGCTTCTAAGTCTAAAAATATAGATTTTTGCTTTCATTCTCACCCCGGGACTTCATGTAAGCCAAGTTCAGCGGACATTGAGTTGGCGAATAATGCTTTGATTTCTTTTTTGATTTTTTCTCCATTAGAAGATAGGTTTGCTATATACGATCCTAAAAATGAAGAAACCATTTATTTTTCTATTTAAAAGTGTATAATGTAGGTATGATATCCGTTTCTATTGAAGGTCGCGCTGGGCAAGCATTAGGCCCTAAGTGGAAGCTTCATGTAGGTACGGTTGGAGAGGCGTTAAGGGCTTTACGTGCAAACGCTGGAAGTGTTTTTGAAAAGGCTTTAGGCTTGTCTAAGGGATATGTGCTGGTGATAGACGGGGTTCCGGCAGAGTCTTCTGGTTGTTTTTTAAAAAAAATTAAAAAAAGCTTATGTTTTATTCCTGTTTTGGCAGGAGGGCTTGTGACTTTTTGGTATGCGGTTTTTTCCCAAGTATTGCTGATAGCCCCCGGCTTGAGTTATGCTGCGGCTTCAGTTATAGCAACAATAGTAGTTGTGGCGGCGGTGGCTCTCATCGCTTATGGGATTTATACTCTTGTTTCTATGTTGACGGCGGATGCTGGTCCTGATGTTGAGGGTGAGGGGACCAACAGTTTTGCTTTTCGGGGACCTGAAAACGTGAGTGAACAGGGTCAAGTGGTTCCTGTGGGTTATGGTAGATTGATGAGCGGTAGTCGCGTTATTTCGGTATCCTCGAGTAATGTGGACAGGCAGGTATGGGAGCATAATAACATGAAGGTATTTGGAGGCATGAAGTCCGTTTATACCCCAAGCCCAAGAGTTGGAGTAGGGGGAGGATTGGGAGGCGGAGGGGCTTGGATGTACTCACTACTGAATGAACCTATGGCTATGAGACCTTAATATGACGAATATATCTATAGAAGGGCATTTAGGTGAAGTTGTAGGGTCTTCGTGGACTCTTAAGGTTAAAAATTTTAGGGAGCTGTTTAATGCCCTAGAGGCAAATACCAACAAGCTGCGGAATTATTTTAATGCTCGTCGCAAGCAGTATTGGGCTATCTTCGTTGACGATGAGAGAGTGGATGCTGAAAAGTTTATGTTTCAGAATATTGAAAATAAACACGTTAGAATCATTCCTTTATTGGCAGGAGGGGCGAGCACGTTAGCGGCAGCTATTGTTGCTGCTATTGGTGTGGAGGGAACCGCGGCTTTGATTTTAGAGTTTGTTATATCTGCGATCATTTCTATGGCTATTTCTTTTGGGTTAAGCATGCTGATGGCTAAATTAATGAAAAGTGATGACCCTGAAGCTGCCAATACTACTTCTCATGTTTTTTCTTCCCCCGAAAATGTAAGCCAACAGGGAGAGGTGGTGCCTGTTGGGTATGGGAGGGTAAAGGTGGGAAGCACTGTTATTTCGGTTTCCTCCAGTAATGTGGACAGGCAGGTATGGGAGCAGAACAACATGAAGGTATTTGGGGGCATGAAGTCCGTTTATACCCCAAGCCCCAGAGTTGGGGTAGGTGGCGCAGGCGGTGGGCTCCGCGGAGGGATCATGCGGTCTATTGATGAGAGAATGGTAGGTGTAATACAGAATTAAAATGACAAATAGAAAACATTATGGATTACCAATTTGATAACGCATCTCACTTAGGGGGGGCTGGTACCAACGGCACCGGAGCTGAGGGTGGTCAAGCCTATGAGACCGATAAGGTTGACGTGGGTGTGGATGATCGAATGCCGCCTCCAACCCAAGTGGATCCAACACCCGCCCCAGATATAACCACCCCTCAGACTCCTACTGGACCCCCGGGAGATGTTACGCCCCCGGGAAAGGAAGGGACGGATACCGTCACAGAAACAGTCGGTACCAACACAGAGGAGACAAAAAATAAGAATTTAGAGAGAGATATTGGTAAACAGGGAGCAGCAATCGGCCCATTAGATAATTCGTCTTCCGACACCCGTGCCCTAGCAGGTACAATTAAAGTATCGAACCCCCTGATAGGAAGAAAAACTAATGCTGATATTTTAACTATACTAGATAATTTGGGTCAGAGTGACATCTCTCCTTTTATCGATAACTTAAATGTGCTCAAACCAAAAGACCATAAACCGGCAAAGTTAGAATCGGTAGGTATCTATAAGACTATCGATCTTATATCAGAAGGCCCAATAGCGGGGCTATGCGATGCTCACGGAAATTTAATCCCTTTGGTGGATGGGGCGGATACATTAAATGAAGACGGTTTGAAAGGGATATATCTGAATGACGTTCCCGTTAAAAACAGCAGAGGTGGGACGCTCAATTACCAAAGAATTCTTTCTGAGATTAAATATGGTACCTTAGACCAAGGGTTGATGAAAGACAACGAACAAAAGGCGCTTTCTTTTTTAAGGTCATCTCAAACTTTTAATGTGGCGCTGAAGTTGCCGGGCCTTACTCGCCCTCAAGCTCAAACTTTTGCGGGAGACGAGCAAGTAACAGACACTGGTGGGGGCGCCTCTTTTACTCCTCACCTATATAAATCTGGTCCCAAAATTGAGATCGACGGCGTGTTGCAGCCCCCTCTATATGAAACCGACATCTGGAGCGACGAAAAGGCCCCGAAAGAAGACGGCACCGGTCGTAAGTCGGTTCTATTTCAAATAGTTACGGTGGGGGAGGAAGCCAATCTTCCTTCTATTTTTGCGCGAGCACCGAGCAATGATCTGGCCTCGCATGATATGGTGAAGCGTATGAGGCAAGTTTTTGCTATCCAGCCAGTGGTATACCATCATACTATTACAAATGACAATGTTACTGATGTAGAAATTAATTTATTTGTAGATCAACTTTTTTTGCGAGACGTTAATCCAGAAAAAGCCAAAGATCCTTTAAATAATACAGCGTTTTTTCTGATAAAAATTGGATACGAAGATAGCGATCGCCTACTTGGTGACGGTGGCGACACGTTTTATACCTTTGTTCCTATCTCTGGGCTGTGCACTTCAAGGTATGAGCGCTCATATACTTTCCCGTTGCCGGTGGTAGCGGCAGATAGAGATCGGCGTATTTCTATTTGTTTAGCTCACGAAGAGCCGTTTCCAGATGCGGTAGCCGTAGGAGCCATTCAGCGTCAAGCAGGAGTGGCTACTGTGACGGAGATTGTTGAGTCTCCTTTGGTGTACCCTCATTCTGCTATTATGGCCACTCTGATTGATGCTAGATCATTTGGGAGGGTGCCCAAGCGTACTTTTGACATGAAGTTGCTTAAAATAAAAATACCGGCCAACTATGACAGCGAGAACAGGGAGTATAGTGGTAATTGGACGGGGCAGTGGGCAAAATACAAGCAATGGAGTAATAATCCAGCGTGGGTTTTTTACGACATGATGACAAGCAAGAGGTACGGTTTGGCTAAATATGGTTTTGGTGATGATATTGTTGATAAGTGGAATTTATATTCTATAGGAAAATATTGTGACGAATTAGTAGAAACAGGTTATCGTCCAGCTAATTTGCCTCTTCACTTTTCAATTCATTCGAACGGTGCGGTGGTGTTTATTAATGACAAGGGTAGCAAGCAAGATGGAAGCGCGTTGGGGGAAGAGGTTCTTAGGGATATGTTTCCAGAAGGCGAAACGGTAGCTCTTTATAAGTTGAAAGACGAAAGCGGAACTGCCCTAAACCGGGGGTTTCGTAGGCGCATAGGACAGTCTTTTTATGATATACATGCTGAGGGCGGCCCCACGTTTAGTTTTAATATCCATAAAATTATTAACTCAGAATATATTTTTATGCTTTATGAGGATCTTGAGCAACAATATGTTGATTACAACGACACTTTTGACGCCGCAAAACAAAAAAATAAAATAACCCCTAACACGTGGATAGCTAACTACTTAACTACAAAGTCTGCCGAAGGAGTCACTTCCGATGTAGTTAAGGACTATATGGCTGGTTATACTTTGGGCTCATCTGTAAGAACGGGGCGTGTGGTAGTGGAAAAGGATTTGTACAAGCCTGTTTTAGAGCCTCGTTTTTCAACTAATATTTATTTAGACAGGGAGCAGGACGCTTATAATTGTTTGAATGATTTGGCCGCTATTTTTAGAGGGATGGTTTATTGGAATAATGGCTTTGTGTTTATTTCAAACGATCAGTCGCGGGACGCTGTTATGGTTTTTACTAATTCTAACGTCCAATCTGGTGTTTTTACTTATACGGGCAGCTCAAAGTCTACTAGATTTACTTCCGTACTGGTTAGATATAATGATGCTCAGGACAGCTACAAGCCAAAAGTTGAATATATTGAAGATGCGGCTTCTATTCGCAAGTATGGATATTTAGAAAAGAAAATTATAGCCCTTGGCACCACCTCTCGCTCTCAGGCTTACAGGCTTGGTAAATGGTTTTTATATACTAATCAACTTGAAACGGATTTAATTCAATTTAAAACTGGGATCGAAGCTACCTATCTACGGCCCGGAGATGTTATAAAAATTCAAGATAGTTTAAAAAACACAAAGAGATACGGAGGAAGGATTAAGGCTATTGATCCTGCTAATTATCAGCTTACGCTGGATCAAGGGGTTTATGAGGATGTGGTGGGGCAAAAAATTACCTTAATAGTTCCACAATCTTCTAAAGCCGTAACCCAACTTAACGCCGCCGCTAAAGAAAAACTTCACAAACAAGATCTGACGGGGGTGGCGCAAAGCGAAATTGATGAGACTCGTGCAACTCAAATTCAACAGTTTACTGTTACAGCGGTCAGCGGAAGTGATGCTAATTCAGGGGGAGCTCAAAACGATTTAATCACAGTAGAGGCTGCTGAAGCTTTTGGCGAAGTGGCCGTAGGCACTATTTGGTCTATGCAAAATACCGCAGCAGACTATAAAATCAAAGAGGTAGAATACCGTATCTTAAGTGTTACAGAGGAAACTGCGGGAGAGTATGCGGTTACAGGCATGATGTACGCAGGTTCTAAATTTGGGGCAATTGATGAATCACGAGATTTAGTTGCAACGCAGCAATCGGCTTCTATGCTTAATTCGCAAGGAGCGGTTGAGGAGCCGGATTGGGAAGCCACCGAGAACAGCACTAAGGTAATTGTCGTTGATAATAAGTCTGTTGGACAAGGAAATAAAAGACCGGAGTTGGGGGGCAATATGGAGTTTGATGAGGGTGGCTTTGATCCAGCAGATGGTGGCATGATAACTTTGGAAGTTAATTTTTGTGAGCAGTTGCAATCTATGGCTGAACATCAACCAGTAGGAGCAACAAAGGAAATCTTCGAATTTTACATTACATTTAACGTAGATGGGGTTGACTTGCCCAAACGAACAGTACCGGGAGGGTACGGTTCTGGGGGGCCGTCTACTGATACGTGTCAGATGCAACTGGAGGTTCCACGAGGAACTCACACCGTATACTGGTCTTTGTCTTATCTCCAATCCTTCCAGTTTGACGGTGCGCCTTTCGCGACAGAGAATACCGTCAGTTCTGACATATTTTACGCACTTGGGGGAGGAGAATAAGAATGCCTAGATTCATTACATTCGAAAATGATGCTGTTTTTCCGGACTTAGGCCAAGCCCTAAAGGTTTCCGGTTTTTCTGTAGCCAATGAGCCTACAGGACTTCCACTTCAAGAACCTTTTGCGTGGGACCCTGCTTTGGCGCCTTTTTCGGGAGTTTCTGGAATTTCTTATTTTGCGGAAGCTGCGAGTGGGCAATTTATTTCTACAGCCCCGAAGATTACATGGAACTTGCTTAACCCTATAACAGAAAGACCTTTTACTCCT